AAAATCTATCATGCTACAAAAGAATACTTGCGAGGACAAGTAGAAAAACATGTAGCCAATGCAGAGGTAATGATGTCCAACTCTGTTGGTATTGGTGAGCATTCAGATGTAGTTGAATCACTTGAAAAAGAACTTGAAAAGATTGCACACTATTCTGACATGCTAAATGCATTACAAAATTATTTAAAATAATACTTTACTTTATAAACTTTTTATGGTATAATACAAACTTATGAATTACTTAGCAATGAGAGAAGAATATTGGACAGCAGAATTAACTCGTGATGAGTATCGTAGGTTTGCAGATTATATGTACGAACATGGAAATAATGTAGGGCATATGGTCGAGAAACTTGATGAAACTTTCAAGGTAACTCTTGACGAGAACTCTGTTATTCATTGGGAAGAGATTCTCAATGCTATAAGAGTAGACTAGGTATACTGTGGGATAGCCCTCACAAATACTTCCTTTAACTCATAGTATCCAACATCTGTTGGGCAAGTTGCCGGTCTTGTGCCACCAAAACCGGACTACACATCGGAGGGCAAATGAATTATTTCAAATCAGATATATTAAATCAAGATATCCAATGGGATTGGGCAGACGATTGCCAAGAAAAACAATATTGGAATACTTGGATTCCTAAAAAATCTAATCTTAAAATTATTACCAAACTCAAACGAGAAGAAATGCAGATGGCTAAGAATGAGTTGTGGGATAATCTACAAGATGCAATTCAATTTACAAGAGATCAATTTAATTTAAAAAGAAGACAAAAAAGACTTGCAAATAAGTCTTGATTGTGTTATAATGTGCAAACTTAATACAACCGATGGAGGTAAATAATATGTATGAGTATGTAAAAGGAAAGGCTATGTGGGCTAACATCACATCGCCTAATACGAGGTTTGAACCTCATAAGTATGGCTTAACTGTCCTTACTGACTCTGAAACTGCTACTAAGTTAGAAGACTTAGGGCTGACTCAGGTTAGAGCAAGAACAGGTGAGTTAAAGTATGAAGAACCTGCTTTTACTTTTAGTAGTAGAGCAACCAACAACGATGGTTCAGCTAGAACAGCACCTAAGTTGTTTGATACTGATGGCAATGCATTGGATGTTAGTGTTGGTAATGGTTCAGAAGTAACTGTAAAGATTAAACCATATAAAAATAATTATGGTCGCTTTGCAGAACTAATCGCTGTCAAGGTAGACAACTTGGTAGAATACGCTGAAGCTGACTCAGATAATGAGGAGTTTTAATTATGATTATTACTATCAAGAATGATGAAGGAGTTACAACTAACTTCGACATCAACTTAATTAGTGACGAGCAAAAGAAACAAGAAGCTACAGTTATTGTGCAGAAGGTTGGAAACTTGCAAGTCACGATTGAGGCTTTGGACTTTGCTTCAAGAACACATCGAGCTAACTTAGAACAGTTGCTTGTAGGTTGTGATGAAGCAGTTGTAGAATCAGAAACGGAAGAAGCTGAAGTTACTGAAGACAGTTAATATTAATGAGGGCTAACATGGATGATCAAACTTGGGATAAGGTACACCAACCTTGCCCTCTTTGTGACAGCAGTGATGCTGTTGGTGTTAATCAAGATGGTTCGGCTAAGTGCTTCAGTTGTGGAGCATTTATGCCTAACTATGGACAAACATGTGAAGGAAAAGATATGGCAGTTGAAACAAAACCTATTGAAACTAAACAACCTGATAGTGTGAACGAAGGTAATTTTATAGCATTAACTGATAGAGGTATCTCTAAAGCTACTGCTCAGAAGTATGGTGTCAAAGCTGTACAGGATTTAAAAGGTCAAGTAATCAAACACTTGTACCCCTATTACAACGGTCACGAATTATCAGCTACCAAATGCAGAAACACAGTCACTAAAGACTTTTTTGTACAAGGTACTTATAATGAAACAGGATTGTTTGGTCAACAGTTATTTAAGAGTGGTAAGTATGTCACTATAACTGAAGGGGAGTGTGATGCAATGGCAGCCTATGAATTGCTAGGGAGCAAGTGGGCTGTCGTATCAATCAAGCGTGGTGCTCAAGGTGCAGTCAGAGATATCAAGGAGAGTCTTGAGTTCTTTGATGATTTTGAAAATGTTATCATTGCTTTTGATAATGACAAGGCAGGTAAAGATGCTTCTGTCAAAGTAGCTAGACTTTTCAAGCCGGGAAAAGCTAGGATACTCACACTTCCCAATGGTTGGAAAGACCCTAATGATATGCTTCGGTCCAACAAACATAAGGACTTTGTTGAATCATGGTGGTCTGCAAAAGTTTATACACCATCCGGTGTTATCAATATCTCTGAGCAACGTGACAAGTTTCACAACAGAGAGAAGAAAGAAAGTGTTCCCTATCCTTATGAAGGATTGAACAAAAAGCTTTATGGTTTACGTCAAGGTGAGCTTGTAACTTTAACAGGAGGTACAGGACTCGGTAAGTCTAGTGTGACTAGAGAGCTAGAGCATTGGCTTATCAAACAGACCAAAGACAATGTAGGTATCATTGCACTAGAGGAAGATTGGAGGAGAACCATTGATGGTGTACTTTCAATCGAAGCTAATGCAAGATTATACATTGATCAGGTCAGAGAACGATACTCAAAAGAAGAGTTGGATAAATTCTTTGATGTTCTTTATGATGGAGATAACAAGAACAGAGTTTGGGTTCATGCTCACTTTGGCACCAATGACATTGATGATATATTTACTAAGCTAAGATTTATGATAATCGGTTGCGATTGTAAATGGGTAGTAGTCGATCACTTACACATGCTAGTAAGTGCGATGTACGAAGGTGACGAGAGACGTGCTATTGATTCTATTATGACAAGGCTGAGAAGCATTGTTGAAGAGACCGGTGCAGGTCTTATTCTTGTGTCTCATCTAAGACGTATAGATGGTAACAAAGGACACGAGAACGGAGTCGAGGTAAGTCTTTCGCATCTTCGTGGTTCAAATAGTATTGCTCAGTTATCTGATTGTGTCATTGCATTGGAACGTAATCAACAATCCGATGATCCTGATGAAGCTAGAACAACTAAGATGAGAGTACTGAAGTCTAGGTATACAGGCGATGTAGGTCTTGCTTGTAGTGTCATGTATGATGGCGAAACAGGTAGACTACATGAGGTTGATAACTCAGACTTTGAAAGTAATGATAGTTTAGAAGAGAAGTTTTAATGGATTTAGTATTTGATATAGAAACCGATGATGTCAAAGCGACAAAGGTACATTGCATAGTTGCACAAAATCCTGAGTCCGGAGAGATATTTAAGTTTCCACCAAACAAACTAGAAGAAGGCTATCAGTTTCTAACTACAGCAGATAGACTGATTGGACATAACATCATAGGGTTTGACATTCCTATGGTGCATAAGTTCAGCGATGTTGATCTATCTGATAAAGAAGTTATTGATACTCTTGTGCTATCTAGATTATTTAATCCAACACGTGATGGTGGTCATGCACTTGAGTCTTGGGGATACAAGTTAGGTTATCCTAAGATTGAGTTTAGTGATTATCAAAACTATTCAACACAAATGTTAGACTATTGTGTTCGTGATGTACAATTAAATACTCTTGTACTTAGTGAACTTCGTAAGGAGTCAAAAGGATTCTCAAAAGAATCTATTGATCTTGAGCAAGATGTTGCAAAGATTATCAAGGGACAAGAGAGCAATGGGTTTAAGTTTGACATGCATTCAGCACAGATACTTCTTGCAGAACTCAGAGAGAGAATGCAAAAGATTGAAGATGAAGTGCATACCACATTCAAACCTAAGTGGGTGGACACTAAACAGGTTACACCTTACATCAAGAAAGATGGTAATCTATCTAAGCGTGGTCTTACTGATGATGAGTATCAAAGATGTTTAGATACTGAAGACTACTCACCATTCATGCGACAAACATTACAAGAGTTTAATCTTGGTAGTCGTAAACAGATTGGTGAATATCTAATTGACTTTGGCTGGAAGCCTGAGAGGTTTACACCTACAGGTCAGCCGATTGTAGATGAAAAAACATTATCAGAGATAACTCATATCCATGAAGCAAAACTTATTGCTGACTTTTTATTACTACAAAAACGCATTGCTCAAGTTGATTCTTGGGTAGAAGCGGTACAAGAGGATGGTCGTGTGCATGGTTTTGTTATTCCTAACGGTACAATTACCGGCAGAATGACACATAGAAAGCCTAACATGGCTCAAGTACCTTCAGTCAGTAGTCCATACGGACAAGAATGCAGAGCTTGTTGGACTGTTGATGAAGGTAATGTCCTTCTTGGTGTTGATGCTAGTGGTCTTGAGATCAGAATGTTAGCACACTATATGGATGATAAAGACTTTATAAAGGAGATACTCGATGGAGACATACACACAGCTAATCAAAGAGCTGCAAAACTTAAATCAAGAAATCAGGCAAAAACATTCATCTATGCACTTATGTACGGAGCAGGAGATGAAAAGCTTGGCAAAGTGGTTGGAGGAAATACGTCAGATGGAAAAAGAGCTAGAGAACATTTCTTCAGTAATAAGCCTTCATTTAAATCTCTTAGAGATAGAGTTCAAAGAGCAGCAAACAAAAAATATCTCAAAGGATTAGACGGTAGAAAGCTATACATAAGAAACAATCATGCAGCATTGAACACACTACTACAAGGTGCCGGTTCAATTGTTATGAAGAAAGGATTATCTATGCTTACCAATCGTTTAGAGTTAAGTATGACACCTTTTAAATTCGTTGCCAACATCCATGATGAATGGCAGATAGAGGTATCAGAATGCAGAGCCAATAAGGTTGGTACTCTTGCAGTACAAAGTATTATTGATGCCGGTAATCATTTTAATCTTAGATGTCCATTAGATGGAGAGTTTAAGATAGGGAGGGATTGGAGTGAAACACATTAATAAATTTTGCACATCGTGTAACACAAATAAATCTGTTGAAGATTATTACAATAATAAACATCAAGAAGATAAATTAGATACTGTATGTAAAACTTGTCGAAAAAATTATAACAACAAAAATAATCCTAAATCAAATCCTAAAGCAAATCCTGAAAGAATGTATGTGAATGGTAAGTATGTACCTAAGTCTCATCCTT